TACCCAAAAGAACCTTACATAGGTATCATTTTGAAGGTGTGCAGGGTAACATGATGAGAGTTCCAGAATCTGAAATGGCAGACGTATCCATGTTACCAACTGAAGAGTTTATTAAAGTAGAAACGGGGAGACGTTTCCCTTCGTACCGTGCATGGAGGGGGGATAAAATCTGATGGCAGAAGTAACAGGAACATATAATTCTGGTATTAGTGCTTGGGTCACATATGACAAAGATACCGACAAAATGACGTATAAATCTGGTTCCATATCGGAATACAGAGCTAATACAGGATCGACTATATTCGAACAACCAGAACTTTCTAAATGGGATAAAGGATTTTATACTTTTGACCAAAATCTAACTCCATCACAGATTCAAAAATATTTTCCACAAAGTTTACAAACTCTTGAAAGTGTTTATGACCAAGGTTTAACTCTTCTACAACAACAGTCAACCAATGAAGAACAAGAAACGTTGGCATCAACTGGTGGAACAGGAATACGAGCCGCATTAAGCACAGAATCTTCTGCAAATCTTCAACAAGATAACAACGTTGGCGCACTACCAGCAACTGCAATCACTGGACAACAGTTCAGTGCTGTTGAGAGAGCTGCAGGTTCTGGAAAATCTGGAGCAACTGGATCAGGAACACTAAAGTATCCTATCGATATGGATTTAAGTGTTCAAGACCATATGGCTATTACAGTGGCCAAATATGTGCCGGCAGGTAGACTTCCTGGTGTAGAAACAAGTGGTGCAGAAGGCCAATTTGTAAGAACAAGAAATACATCACTTCTTGAGACCATCATCATTCCAATGCCCAACTCCATTGCAGATCAAAACATGGTCGGCTGGGGTGAAGATCTGAACACTTCTTCGATTGCAGGTGCATTGTTTGGACCTACTGCGACCAGTATTCTTACTGGAAATCAAGGTGGTGATGCAAAAGGTATGTTGGAAGAAATAATCAAGGCTGGACAAGGTGTTTTTGAAGGTGCATTAGACCTTGCACAATCTGGATACATTCAAAGGAGATTCTTACTTAGAGGTGCAGCTGCGGCTGCAGGTGCAGTAGGTGTCAATGTTGACGTTGGTGCAATTCTTGCAAGAACCACAGGAGCCCTTGAAAATCCAAATCTTGAGTTATTGTTCAACGGTCCAGGCCTAAGAACTTTTAGTTTCACCGTTCGTTTTACTCCCAGAAGTGCCCCAGAGTCTGTAATGGTCAGACAAATTATTCGCACTCTGAAACAAAGAATGGCAGTCAAGAAAAATGCAACTGCCTACAAATCAACGGGTGGAAATCTACTTCTTGGTACTCCAAACGTATTCAGACTTGAATATAGAAAAGGTTCAGTAAACAGAAGTGAAATCAAAGGATTAAATAAGTTTAAGACTTGTGCTTTGACAAACTTGAGTGTTGATTACACTGGTGGTGCTGGCAGATGGGCCTCATATGGTCCAGACTCCCAACCAGTCACAACTATTCTTACTATGAACTTCAGTGAACTTGTTCCAATCTATGAGAATGATTATTCTGAGTTCCCAGCAGGCGATGACGTAGGATTCTAATGGCAAACTATTTTTCTTACTTACCAAACCTACAATACGGTTCTTTACTGAAAAATACATCGGATAGTAGGACTACCGTTGAAGTAAAGAATCTATTTCGTCGTGCAAAACTGAGAGATGACTATAAGTCCGTAGCAACTCTTTTTGAAAAATACAAAATTGAAGGAAATGACAGGCCAGATCAAGTTGCAGAAAAATACTATGGTTCTGCAGATCTCGATTGGGTAGTTCTCCTATCAAATAACATCACCGACATCAGAAGTCAATGGGTATTAGATGAATATGATCTTAATTTAGTCCTCAATGACAAATACACTCCACAAGAATTAGCTTCAATTCACCATTATGAAACAATTGAGTGGAGAGACTATAATAATAATCTGATTGTCCCAGCAGGAAAAGTGGTTGATGAAAACTTTAAAGTCACTTATACTAAAAGTGGATTTCTAGAGACAGTTTCTCCAATTAAGTCGGTTTCTGTCTTTGAACATGAACTGAATCTAAATGACCAAAAACGCAATATTAACCTAGTACGTGGAGATCTCCTTCCAACGGTAATTAAGGATATGAAGGAGATTATGAGATATTCACCAAATTCCAACTATATCTCAAAAACCCTCAAAAAGACAGAACCCACTAGAATCACTGGCAGATAACGCAGTATATGGCTACAAAAAACTGGGGCTGACCCTGGCAGGTCAAAAAGCCCCAGAATTTTTTTCCCGCTATTTTTGAAAACAAGTAGCGTTTTTGGTGGCCGGCACATCGTTCCAATGTCTTACGGCATTAGCAACGATAGCCACATTAGTGACCAGGTAAGAAACAAAAATAAAGGTGCGTATCCAAGCAATAGTATCAGATTCTCGGTCGCATTTAGTTGGTTTCTCTCCAAGTGCTTTAGCCCATAAACGCCAGATTGTTTTCTTTTTACTCATCTACCAACAACGTCTCCCATATTAAGCAAAACTCAATGTTACTCTTGGTCCGTACACCACTGGTTCGTGATGCACATACTTAGGTATGTATAGCACGTCGCCAGGGTCTAATTCTACTCTACCAAGGTTATCAACATCGTATCCAATTTTCCCAATAATAGGGACAATCATGACATCTTGCGTATCATTATGTCTACCAAATGTACTAGATTCGGCACTGAGGGAAACGTATTGATGGAATTCAACCATACCATACTTCTCTTTCATATGGTCAAAGAGAGGTTTCATTTGATGTGGAGTATAATTACTCTCACAAACGATGGTATTCATTTCACCCTTATGGAAGATGATGTCTGTTGTTTCGTTAAGAACTTCTTCAGGTTTGATTTTTGGTGATATCACCGCAAAAAATTCATGTTTCCTGTCGTATTCTAACTTCTCAAAGACATCCGTCCAGTTGATGTTACTTACATCAAATTCTTTTCTCAACAGATACGGAGTATCAGCTCCCATCACTCTTCGGCCAGTTTCTGGAAGTAGGAGAGTGCATCATCTTCATCCTCATCAGAATAGGAGGAGGAAGTGGTAGGTTGCAGACTGTTCAGTTCACCACGAAGATCATCGGTGAGTTCACGAGAAGAACCACGGAAGTCATCTTCATCGTTGACTTCTTCAGCAACAGGACGAGACTTGGGAGCAGCGTTACCCAGAACCATGTTCAGACGCTTCTTCAGGTCATCGTAGGACTTGAACTGATCAGGTGCAACGATCTCTTGGAGGGAGTATTCCTTCTTCCAAAGGGCCTCCAGTGCATCGTCATCACCATCCAGGAGGGCACCAGGACGTGCGAACTCAGAGGAGTCGTAGTTCCAGTAACCCGCAACCTTCTTGATCTTGATCTTGAAGTCTGCACCAGCCCAAAAGTCAAAGGGGTTGATGGGTTCTTCATCTTCGAACTCAGGTTGCATCGCACCCATGATCTTGTCGAAGATCTTCTTACCGAACTTGTAGAGGAAAACCTTACCTTCGTTCTGAGGGTTTGCAGGATCCTTCACAACGTAGATGTTGGAGTAGTATTCCAACTTACGTTTCTGTTTGCGGGCCTCTTCTTTACCCGCATCGGTCCCGTTGTTCCAGAGAGTAGTGTTCAGTTCGGACACGGGATCCTTCTGACCCAGAGTGGTCAGGGAATTCTCAATGTACCAACCGCCAGGACCTTGGAAGGCGTGTTTGTACAGTTTCACCCAAGGAAGGTCTTCACCTTCAGGGGCGGGGAGGAAACGGACTACGGCGTAACCGTTACCAGACTTGTCCATCTCTGGTTTCCACAGACGGTCATCACCACCTGCGGGAGTATTCATCTTCTCAACTTCCTTAACCAGTTTGGAAGTCAGAGAACCCAGTTTGGACTGTTTCTTAAGATTTGCGAAGGACATTCGGATACCTCGGATTGTTTGGATTTGGCCTTTGTGGTGGCAGAGTCATCGTACCAGGTCTGGGGGTCAGTCGTCAAGCGTCTGTCCCAACATTTTTTTCAGACCTGAGATGGTCTTGTACATATTATCAAAGAGAGTCCCAGGGTCCACCTCCCCTGGTACACCTAGCATTTTGGCTGCGTTGGTGATGTTGTCTTTGATCTGGAGGGCCTCTGGATCATCACTCAGGGAGACCCGAGTGTACATAATCTTTTGTTTTTCCAGAAGTTTTTCCAGTTTTGAAATGTGTTCATACTTATCTTCATCAGACATCGACGGGAACTTCATAATGTCCTTGTAGATGTCTTCTTGAAGTTCATTGATTTCGACTAAAGAAGCTCTCACATATTCACTATCAAGAAAACTCATAGTAGCTTCTCCTTCAAAATCTTTTTAAATTTGAACACATCGATATTTAGGAACGGGTCATACTTCTTGATTTTGAGGGAAACCGTACTCCAAATAGGGTCATCCAGTTTCTTATCAAGTCGTGACCTGAATCCTAAAATCTTGTCTAGTATAACAAGTGTCTCTAGACTAATCTCTTTTCTTAAGTAAGACTTCAGAATTTTCGGGTGTTGGCCCTGAGTATGAAAGTAACTGTCGAAATTATCTCGTGTAAAGATTCCTTCAACTTCGTTTCCGAATATGTAGGACAAGGACTGGTTTCGTCTTTGCCATTCTTTGAAATTGGTTTCTCCATTCTGGATAATCTCTCCTATCCACACTTTGCCAGGATCATCATGAGAGGTAAAGTTAGCAATGAAATAATTTACAATTTCATTGTCATCCTTCTTACGGGACATTCTCTCAAAAAAATATCTGTCACGTCGTTTATTAAATGACGCAACAGATGCACGGGTTCTTC